CATGACGTGCATTACGTTATCAATCGATTGCATGGTTACATTCTTAACCTTGCCTTGCTTTGCTAACTCCTTAGTCTCTTCTTGCTTCTTTTTGAAGTCTTCTTCTAACTTGTCTTGACCATGAAAGAATTTCGAGAGTAACCCACCGACTTCACCAGCAATACCTGCAACCTCACCGCCAGTCTTCTTGATGTCTTGATAGGCTTGAACTGCCGTCTTGATTCCTTCGTAGGCGAGTTTGCATCCAGTAAAGATGGTGATTGGATCAATGGCTTGCTCCTATTGCTGTGGAGCAACATCCCAATTTATAGAGGCTGGTGCTTGTTGTTGTTGAGGACGTTGTTCTTGCGCTCCATGAAAAAACGTATCAGTTGTTTTAAGGTAATCATTATCAATAATTCCTGACTTATTTAACATATCTGCTATCTTTGCAGATGCCGCACCAGCAAACTTTGGATTGTCTTGCGCTTTAGCAATCATTGATAAAGTATCCATATTTTGTTTACTTGTCAAAGAACGAGCAATCATTTTTGGAGTTAGATAAAGAACACCTGCAGATAAAGCAGAATTAGTTAAATCCAACTTATCTTTAACTTCTTCTGGAAGCATGAAATATGCTCCACCACCAATTGCGGCAGTTTCAGCAACACCTAAAGCGGCAGAAACCCCTTTTGTTCGCAATGCTGAACTTCCTTGGAAAGATTCAGTACCAAATTGTGCGGCCTTTGCTAATTCTTCAATAGTTTTACGCTGATCTGGCTTACTAAACAAGAAATTAAATGATTCTCTGAATGTAGGATTACTAAGGTTTTCACCAAATTTAGCAATTGCTTCAGGAGAATTAAATGCGTTCTTTAGATAACCATACATCAACTCTTCTGACAAACCTTTGCTTGCTTCTTTAGGAAGATACTTTTGAGCCTGAACAATAGCCCCAAATGTTTCTCTCATACGCTCTGGTCTATCAAAGTTAAACAAATATTCTCCAACAGCAGATGGTTCAGACTTTAAAGCAGAAGCAACTGTTCCGCTATAAAAGCCTTGCATAGCCTCGCCATAGCCTTTTTGAGCATTAAAATAATCACGCAATAATTGATTATTTGCAGTTGTAGCCTTAGTTCTTCCAAGACCTGCAATTAGTTGATCAACATCTTGTGCATAGTTCAACTTCTGACCAGTTCGCAAACCAGCAGGTGAAATAACGCCACCAGTAAATCCTAATTTTTGCGCTAAAGCCTTATCTTCTGCATTGCCAAAAGTTGTAACCATGACGTTATCCATTTGTTGACGGATAGCATCTGCTTGTAGGTTGTACTCTCGTTGTAGAGCAGTAGTTGGTACGCCTTCTTTTTGTGCTTCTCTTGCACCAGCCAATAAATCACTACGCAAATCATGGGCGGTGCTTAAAGGCACATCATCAGCCTGATTAACAATATCTTCCAATGCTCGTCTACGCTCTGCGCCAGCACCAGCAAAGTTTCGTTTAGCAAGTTTGTCTAATTCAGCCTTGGCATTGTCTTTTAATGGACGCATATTGACAAACATACCATTGCCTTCTTGCTCCAATTGCTGATAAACAGGACGATATTTATCCTTCATAGCAGTTTCAGCAGATTTGATAGCAGACTGGAATCTATCGCCAACAGCCATTTGTGTCGGATCGCCTTGTTTTAAAGCCATTTGGAACGCATCAGATGTATCCAATGTATTCAGAACATCAGTAGCACCTTGCTCAATTGCTTTTTTAACACCCGCCTGTTGTTTAGCAAATGCCTCTGCGCCAGAAGAATATTTCAATGCGCCTTCAATTGCTTGTGTTCCAAGATTACCAGTCAATTGACCTTTTGTTAAGGTTGCTCCACGAGCAGATAACCATTCTTGAGCCGCTTTTCTAGCCTGTTCTTCAGGAGAAAAAGCGTTCATAAGACCGCCCATTTGTACGCCAGCCTTGCTTAAAGCATCCTTGCCAACTTGAATTGTTTGACCAGCAAGTTTGAATGTAAGATTTCCACCAACATCAAAAGCGGCATTTTCTAAAACATTAGAAAGAAGTTTTGCGCCAGTTTCGCCACTAAATATATCTTGACCAGTTAAGGCTTGCTCACCAAGAGTTCCTGCGGCAGTTCCTGCCGTACTTCCCATCAAAGATGGAATAAATGGTCTTGTAAAAGCAGGTGCTTTACCTGCAATTTGAGTCATCATCTGAATTGGACGTAATTCAGGAGCAATAAGTGGCAATAAACCACCAACCAACCCACCAGCAGAAGGCAAATTAGTTGCCTGTTCAAGTGGCAATGGCGACAAAGCACCAGCCAATGACATACGAGTTCTATTTAGTTCACGCTCTTTTGCCGCCAGTTCTTCTCTGGTTGGCCCTTGAGTCATTGATGGCGGTTCATCCCAGTTAATTCCTGCCATGATATTTCCTTAAAGACCTAGTTCAGTTTGAAGTGCTTTTGCTTTTGCTCGTTCAGCATCACTAATATTGCCAGACTTATACTTTATAACAAGATTATTGTATTCTTGTACTTTTAAGTAATTTTGTCCTTCAGCAATATTTGGATTGAAAGAAGTCCTATCTTTTTCAGGCAACTTAGCCATTTGTTCGTAAGTAACTTTCTTAGACATTACTTCATTTCTAATTTCGTTAATTAAACGAGCAATAGTTGGGGCTTCTTGAGCCATATTAGGCTTGCTTTTAAGCAATTGTTCAAGTTCTTTGTTAGATTGACTGCCTGGGAATACTTTTGCAATCTGTTGAACAAGTTGTGAAGAAATTGCATTAGCAAATTCAGTATCAGTAGCCCTATTGCTAATAGGAACTCCAAATGCGGCGAGACCTTTAGACAAAGCCAATTTTGCATCAGCACCAGCACCAGTAAACCCTGTTGGAATAACAGACTCAAATTTATCAAGTTTTCCAAGAGTAGGAGTTAATGCTGTATATGCTTGACCAGCAGTAGCCCAATTTTTAGCGGCCTCTTCCCTATCTTTAACTAAGAACACTTTTTCAAGTGCGCTACCAAGATCAAGATGAGTGGCAGATGCGCCAGCCTTGGCAATACCTGCTTTATGAGCAAATACGCCTTTTTCCATAGCCTGAACTTGCTCTGGCGTGTAATCTTTTAAGAATGGTTTTGCTTCAAATCCTAATGCTCTTGCTTGAACAGCATAATCAGCAGGAGTAGCAATATTTCTGGCGGCTATAAAATCAGCAAATGCTTTGTCATTAGAGGCAATGCCTTTTGCTAGATTCTCAGGCGTTCCTCCATCAACAAGTGCTTGAACACGAGCATTTAGCAACTCACGTTTTGATCCTATTTCACCAGTTTCTGCCATTGCTTTATTGGCTTGAGCAAACTTTTGTGTGGCTTCTGCATTTTTAGAAATTGCCTCACGAGCCAAATTAGCCAATGTACTTGCACCTTGTGGATCAAATTGCCCAAGTCTTTGTGCGCCCATCATTATTGAATTAGGATCATTCAAATCAACTTCGCGCATTACTGCGTTTCTTTGACTAATTAACTGTAACTGTGGGTCTTGACCACCTAATGCTCCAGCCAATTGACGGCCGCCATAGATTAGTCCAGTACGAGCCGCAGAAAAAGGATCAAGTTGTCCTAGTTGTGCAGATTGTGCTAATGCTTGTTCATTCTTTTGTGCTTGGTACATTTCGGGAGTCATACCAAACAAACCACCTACGATTGAATCTGCCATTTGGTTACTCCTTAAATATTCCAATCAACGGATGTTGGAACTTGTCCTTTTCCGCCATATCCATATACATTTTCTGCTCCATATTGGTTCATTGCCATTTGCGCTTGATTGTATGGTTGCATCATTGATTGTGTGAAATACGGATTTGTACTAACACCTTGAATTACATTTGCTAATGGGTTGTAGGCATTTGCTTGGAACTGCATTGGTGCGGCGGCTTGTGCGCCTTGTGTAATAAAACGACCTGCATTTGCACCATAGGCCGCCGCTTGACCACCCAAACCAGCACCCAATGTTAAATTACCTTGACCTAATTGCTCAATACCGCTTTGTACGCCAAGCGTATTTTGGAATGGAGACAATGCGCCAACTTGACCTTGTTGATACTGACCAAGTAATCCTGCGCCTTGACCAAACAACCCAGCACCAAAAGCAGTTTGTTGTTGACCAGCCTGAGTAGCATTTGCCGCCAACTGAAGGTCTTGCATAGCCCTAGCATTAGCAAGTGCCGCCGCTTCTGGGTTAGCCGCCATCAAACCACCGCCTTGAGCCACAGATAAACCTGTACGACCTGTGTTTTGCAACTGGTTCATTAAATTAGCAGATTGCTGTTCACGACTAGGAGCAAGCAATGCTTGTTGTTGATCCATATACTTTTGAGCCGCTTGTTCAGGAGACTGCGCTAAATATCCTTGCCCAAGATTAAATAGACTATTTGCCGCCCCTGTTAGTGGTTGATACTGCTGTTGTGCGCCTAAACCTTGTTGTAGTTGATTCCCCAACAAACCAGACAGTTGTTGTTGATAGCCTTGATACTCAGGGGATACGTTATATCCTGCACCAATCAAGTTTCCATTAGCATCTGTTTGGAAATTGCTTGATCCATAACGACTTGTAACGCCAACAGGACGGAATTTAGCCGCATCAGCCGCTATTTGTGCCGCCTGTAATTGGGCTTGGGCAGAGGTTTGTGCCGCATTTTTAGCAGACTCTCCCTGTAAATATCCACCAAGTAAACCTGCTCCTCCAATAATTGAAGCGGCGGCAATAGGCATATTATTCTCCCTTAATCAAAACATCATCCACTTTAGACGGGTCTTTCTCGTCAGTAGCATGGATACAAAACCAAACACAATCTGTAATAGCCTTAACTCCATGAGTCAGACCTTCTTTAATCTCGATACACGCTGGCGCATCAACAATATCAATCTCATCACCACGCAAAATTGCTACTTTACCTTTTGCCAAAATAGACAAATGACTGTAATTGTGGGTGTGCTTCAGGATAGCCTCACCCGCATTAAATGCCATTTCCTTGGCATACAGTCCATCAGTAAAGTGGTGTGTAATCATGCTGTGCGTTTCCACATATAAACAACTACATAAGGTGGTAAGTTAGCACCAGTTGCGCTTGAACCTGTTGATGCGTTTGATGTAGCCACAGTAATGCCAGTTGTAGCAGATGCAGTAGTTGAATAATAAGAATATCCAGCACCACCACCAATACTTAAACCACCACCACCATTTTCAACAAATTGACCACCTGTTCCTGAGTGAGCATGGCCTGTATCTGTAACAGTAGAGGTTGCCGTATGGGTATGGCTAACAACAATAGCGTCTTTAGAGCCACCTGTGTTGCCTACTGTGCTAAATGTGGCATCACCATTATCCAAGCCTACCATGACCTTACCTGCGCCAAAGGCTGTCCAAGTACCAAAACCAAACAAAGTATTTGGATTAGTTGCTGAAGTAGCATTTGAGTAAACAGAACCAACTGGATATAAAGCCTGTAATACAGTCTGTACAAATGCAGTAGTCGCTAACTTAGTAGAACTGTCTGATGAACTTTGAGTTACACCAATTGTTCCAGTCGGCAATGTAGGCGTACCAGTAAAAGTTGGCCCTGCTAAGTCAGCCTTAGTAGCAATAGCAGTAGCAATACTGTTGAATTCAGTATCAATCTCAGTACCCTTAACAATTTTTAAGGCATTACCAGAGGCAAGACTATCTTTACTAGCGAAATTGGTTGCTTTGGTGTAATCTGTCATGTCATTTCCTTAATAAACCTTGCCTTCTTTGGCAAATATCTCAATCTTTTGGATGCTCAATGGATAAGTGTTGATGTCAGCCTCATAACCAGTTTGGACAACTTTGCCCGAACCAGTAGGATAAACACTCAATGTCTGCAAAACCACACCACCAGTGTAGTTAGCCACCACAGTAGCATTTGCTCCATACTCGGCTATACCATAATATGAAGCAGTTTGAGTAGGAATTTTAGCCGACTGTGAGTAATAATTACCAGTAAAGTCGTAACCCCATTTGAAAGTTACATACTGATTGCTACCACCAATCACCACAGTCCTAAGTTTCTTTAAGATAGATGTAGCAGATGGCGTACCAAGATCAGTATGATTTGTGAAATACTGAAAACGATATATGGAAGTATCATCGTTATAACCAGAATAGGTGGCAAGATAGCCTTCTTTTCCGATGTACAAAGTACCATCTTGCTTTGTCAGCAAAAATTTAGGCTGTATTGAGTCCCAAGTTGTTACCCTAGCAGAATCATCTTGCAAAGTACCTTTCATATCAAAGCAGTAAACTGACTTCAATACTGGTAAAGTCAACAAGTAAAAGGCTTCTTTAC